GATGTCCGCTGCCTCGGCGCCACGTCCTGCCGCGATCGAGTCGTCGCGCAGTTTCGCTTTGTCCTTGTTCGTGTTCTTGTCGTTCGGGTCGAGTGCCACCCAGCGCGCCTGCAATGCACGATCCATCGCGACACCGATGCAGCCCCGGTCGATTCGCCAGTTCGTCAACGCGCTCTTGTCGTCGAGTGGATCAGCGAACGACGACGGGCGTGAGTAGCGCTCACCCTTACCGTCGATCACCACCATCGGCGCACCGTTGGCGCGCCGGTAGTCGAGTCGGTGTGTCGGTTCCAGTTCGTCCAGGTCGACGCTCATGCTGGCAGCACTTTCAGTGAGTACTCGTTGACGAAGTGGACGACGAGCGGATGGTCAGGAACCAAGTCGTAGATGGAGAGCGCCAGCGATGCCATGTCCCGTTCGTTCTTCGTACAGGCTGGATTGGTGGCGACACTCCATAGGGCTTGTCGGAACGCATTATGAAGTAGGGCTGTCACAGTCGCTCCGTCCAGATCGCCTGCTCGTCGTCGGTCAGTGTCGAGAACTCGATTACTTCGAGCCCGAAGTCGTAGGCGGCTTCCATCTCGCGATCGGCTCCGGTCGAGTCGCCCGGAAGCCGCATGACTGCTTGGCAGATCGACAGGTGATGCGTGTCGAGCAGGTACCAGAAGTCGATCGGTCGCGGCGTGACCATATGCCACAGCAGCGTGAGATGCGGGACGTGCGGGATGAACAGGTGGCGCTCGAACAGCTTGGTGGCGAGCCGGATCGCAGCGTTGGTGTTGACGATCGGATCGGGGCGCGTGTACGGCCCGGCGAGGTACAGATGCTTCATTTCGGCCCCTTGCGTGCGTACGTCGCGATCAGCAGCGCCTCGGCGCGGTTGTGATCCTTCTTGCGCGACAACTCTTTCGCCATCTCCGGGTACATCTCGCGGGCCCGCAGTCGAGAGGCTTCCTTGCGTTCGCCCGACTTGACGTTGCCGAGTCCGACCGCGCGCTGCCATTGGGTCGGTCGTACACGCCACAGCGGTATCCCGGCGCACAGCACGGTGGCGACGATCAAACCTTCGCTGCGTCCCATCGAGAAGTTCGCGAGACTGCCATTCCGTCCATTGGCCCGGTTGTCTTCAAGATGCACGGAACGAACCCCCCAGGCGTCCGTGAGTAACTCTTGGAGTGCAACCGGGTCGATGCCGTGCGGGCCGGTCGGCAGGTCGGCAACCCAGACCGCCCCAGCGTCGGTGTCGATCATGGCTGCCGCGCCGTCGACCCCAGGGTCGATGCCGCAGAACCTCATCGCTTCGGCGGCAACGACTTGACGAGCAGGTTCGTGATGAAGCGGTTGATCGACAGGCCGTTGGCTTTGGCCTCGGTGATCAACTGCTCGCGGTAGAAGTACGGCACACGAATGTTCATCTGCACCGAAACGTCTTGCGGGTCGGAGCGAGCCGGGCCGTCTGTGAAGTGGTCAATACTCATAGCACTCATACTACACCGATCGGCGGTATGAGTGCAAGTATATAACGCTAGAATAACGCTGCTATAGTAGCAACCACGCCAGCGCTACACAGGCGAATCCGGCGCGCATGATCACTTGGTCGATCGACTTGACCATCGCCGCCATCACCGCTGCGATCACGAACAGAATGAACGCGATCAGGAACAACACATCGGCGGTATCAACCTCACCAGACGCGATGTCAGCAAGCATCGTGACCTCCTATCGTCGGTCGTGCTTGCAGCAGTCTGACACAATGATCGACGATGGCGAACAAAGACGACTTCAAGCGCCAGGTATTCATCGAGTGGCTGTGTACGCCAAAGCGCGATCGCGAGCCGCCAACCCAAGAAGCGTTCGCCCGCGAGCAGTTCATGGACCCCAACATCCTGTCGCGGTGGAAGAAGGAACGACAGTTCCTGCTCGAATGGGAGTCGTACTACCTGGCGACGATCGGTAGCCCCGAGCGCAAACAGAACCTGCTCGACACGCTCTATCGGACCGGCACCGATCCCGATGATCCGCGCCACGTCGCGGCAGCCGCCAAGTACATGGAACTCGTCGACGGCCTCAAACCTCAGAAGCTGGAAGTCACCGTCAACCGTCCGGCCAAAGACTTGACCGACGAAGAACTCGATGCCATCGCCGGACAGTTCGTCAGTCGCGAGCGAGCCGCCAGGGAGCAAGAGCAGGCGTCGTGACACTCCGGGGGCGATCGGGATACGAAGCCAAGACCGGCGATGCCGAGCGTCGCGCATTCTTCGACCTTGCCAAACGTATCTCCGAAGTTGAAGGGCTCACGACCGGCGCGCCGTGGGACTTCAAAGGGACCATCCCGACACCCGGTCCACCCACCACCGCCCAAGACCCGTTGCCCAACAACGACGGCGACATGTGGATCGACTCGAACGGGATCGGTTGGGTCTGGAACGGAACCGCCTGGGTCAACGTCGGAAGCATCAAAGGCCCGCAAGGGCCACCCGGCCCGCAAGGACCGCCCGGCACGGTTGGTGGGTCCGTCGCCTACGTCCACAACCAAGGCACGATCGCGGCGTCATGGATCATCGTCCACGGCCTCGGCTTCTTCCCGAATGTCACCGTCATCGACTCCGGTGGCGCAACGTGTGAAGGTGATGTCGGACACATCGACAACACGACGTTGACGGTCCAGTTCAGTGGCGGGTTCACCGGCACCGCATACCTCTCGTAAGGGGCAGACATGGCACGCAAGTTCCTCACCGCACTCGATCTTTCCAAGAACGAGTTGCAGAACGCTGTCGTGCAGAACCTCGCCTCTGCGCCTGGTACTCCGGTCAAGGGTCAGTTGTATTTCGACTCCACCGGCAACGTCCTTTATTGGTACAACGGCACCGGCTGGGTCGCAGCCCAAGGCGGTGCGGGCGCAGTCCCCGCCACTACCGTCACGACCCAAGCGGTCGGTGACGCGCCGGTCGTCGGTGTTGCCACTACCTACGCGCGTGAAGACCATAAGCATGGTCGTGAAGCGTTCGGCGCTGTCACCGCACAGACCGCGTTCGGTGCCGCATCGAGCAACGGCGCGGCAGCGACACTCGCTCGCTCCGATCACGTTCACGGCACACCGACCCACGTTGCTGCCGACCATTCGACGATTCCGCTCAGCGCTCTCGCCGCCGCTACCGCCGCGATCAACATGGGCGGCTTCGTCATCAACAACGTCGGCACCCCGGTTGCCGCGACCGACGCTGCCAACAAGGGGTACGTCGACAACGTTGTTGCCGGTCTGGCATGGAAAGACTCGGTGCGGATGGCGACCACCGCCAACGTCACGCAATCCGGTCTGACCGCAATCGACGGTGTGACCCCTGTGGTCGGCGACCGGATTCTGTGCAAGGACCAATCGACCGCCGCCTTCAATGGCATCTGGGTTGCAGCCTCGGGGGCATGGGCCCGCGCCGCCGATGCCGATGCGGCTAGCGAACTACCCGGTGCGGCGGTGTTCGTTGAGGAAGGCACAGTCAACGACAACACGGCGTGGGTCTGTACCGCCAACGCTCCGATCACGCTCGGCACGACAAGCCTGCCGTTCGTGATGTTCGCGGGCGGCGCGTCTGTCACCGATGGCGACAAGACCGACATCACCGTCAGTGGTGGCGGCGCGGTGTGGACGATCGACGCGCTCGCGGTCACGACCGGCAAGCTCGCTGCCGATGCCGTGACCACGGTGAAGATATGGAACAACCAGGTTACGAACGGCAAGTTGGCCCCCGCGCCGTTGCTCACGATTAAGGGCAACAACACCGGGGCGAGCGCCAATCCGGTCGACATGACGCAGGCCGAGTTCGCAACGATGATGGGGACGTACCTCACCCGCAAGTACATCCAGGCGGTCGGCGGCGCGACCTCCGTTGCCATCAACCACAACCTCAACACCCAGGATGTATCTGTTGAGGTTTACCGCAACTCGACACCGTGGGACACGATCGAGTGCGATGTTGAACGCACGACTGTCAACCAGGTCACGGTTCGATTCGCGGTCGCCCCCGCCGCCTCCGAATACAAGGCGGTCATCTACGGATGAGTCGCAAGTTCCTCACACCGATCGAACTGCCCGCTAACCCCACGGCGGCGTTGGAGGCTGCCACCAAGCAGTATGTCGATGGGTTGGTAGCTGGCGGCGTGCCCGATGGCGACAAGGGCGACATCACCGTTGCCGCTGGCGTGTGGACGATCGACGCGCTTGCCGTCACCGGAGCCAAGATCGCAGCGACCACGATCGTCAACGGCAAGCTGGTCGACGGCACGATCCAGAACGCCAAGATGCAAGACATGGCGACGATGACGATCAAGGGCAACAACCTCGCCGCAGGCCAACCTCGTGACCTGACCCTGGCGCAGTTTGCGGCGATGTTCAGCGGTCTCGATGCTGCCAAGCCCGCCTTCGCGGGCGTGCCCGGTATGCAGTACTGGGCGACCGACACGAAACGGCTATGGCTGTCGGATGGTTCTGGCTGGATCATCCTCAGCGAACCGTGGACGAACTTCACGCCGACGTTCACCAACATGGCAGCCGGGAACGGCACGCTCATCGCTCAGACGCAGCGCAGCAACGGCAATGCCAAAGTTCGGTTCAGCCTGATCCTCGGTTCCACATCCACGGTCGGGACCACTCCGCAGTTCACGATCCCCTACGCCGCCAACAACCTCGGCATCGAACTCGATACTCGCGCCATCGTGGAGTTGTACGACAGTGCCGGTGCCCGTCGTCTGGGTGTCATGGCTGCCAGCAGCAGCACCCTCATCAACCTCGGCTATGTGAACACCAACACGCCTGCCGGTCAGGCGATCTATTCCGGTCTCACCGCTGCCCTGCCGTTCACCTGGAAGGCGAACGACCGGATTCGCACATCGTTCGAGTACATGATGCTGAGTGCCTACTCGTGAGCGACCCGATTGACACCGACTACTCGTTCGAGGAAAT